TTAATAGTAAACAATATTATAGATCCTAGAAAAGAATGGCCTAAAGGAACTAGAGAATTAAGATTATATGTTGAACAAAAATATGGTTCTAGTAATTCAACTGATGTTCATCATTATGTTGAGGCAACTGATTCAGACATTATAGTAGACTGGGACACAACTAGGTTGAGTAACGGAGAAATAAAAGCAGTTACAAATATGGAATATGAAGAAGAATTAAATGAAGATAAAAAACAAATATTCATATTACCTAGTTCACAAATTAAAGACTTTGTAGATCAGTATAAAAAATTGGTAGGTTAAATTATGGCGGAAGGCAACGTTGCAAGTTGGGTAAAATGTGAAATTGTCCGAAACGGTGGAGTACAATCGGAAGTAGGAGATGTAATAGATGTAAGAGCAATGGCTCTAGAATGTCTAATACATGAGGATATATTTTCTCCCACCATGTATGGCTCTTTAACATTAGCAGATGGTATTAACTTAATAGGCAACTTACCTATAATGGGAGGTGAACAATTACATTTATCTTTCGTTAATAAGGCAGTTAAAGATTTAGGTGAGGATACACCTGGAAATATAATAGAAAGAACTTTTATAATTTATGCCATTGAAGATAGAAGAGTAAACAATGACCGTCAACAATTTTATACATTAAAATTTATTTCTCCAGAAGCATATGTAGATCAAGAAATTTCATTATCTCAAAGTTATGAAGGAACAACAGACGAGATAGTAAATAAAATTTTTAATGAAATGTTTGTGGATAATAATATATCTAGATTTAATGGTGGCGAACCTTCAACATTAACTATTGCAGACACACCACATTTAAGCAGATTAAAATATATTTCTAATTTTTGGTCACCCTTTCAAAATTTTGGTTACTTAGCTAAACGCACTAAAGGGGGAAGATTATTTGGTAGTGATTTCTTTTTCTTTGAAAGTAATAAAGGATTTCATTATGCATCATTACAAAGTTTAATAGAAGCACAAAAAGATAACCCTTGGACTACATTAGTATATAACCCTAATTCAGGTTCAGCAGAAGAAGGTAGTTTATTTCCTAGGACTATAACAGATATAAAAGTACCTAGAACTATTGACATATTAGAAAATCAAGACTCGGGTTACTTGGCAAGTTCTGTTAGAGCATATGATTTAATGGCAAAGAAGATGGAAGAAAGAACAATTGACATAAGAGAACATTGGGGCAACTTTGTACACACAGATGATGGTGTACCTGTTCCAGCAGGTGTTGGTAGAACACCTTTTGCCAAACAAACATTTAAAGTATTAAATGCAGTACCTTACAATGACTTTGAATATAATCACAAACTTTATATTGACAATGAATTAACTAGAGATAATTATATAAACTCATTTAATAATTATAGATTTGAACTTGAAATGCCTGGTAGAACAGATATAGAAGCAGGAGCAATGTTCACTCTAGATTATCCAAGTATGAAAGAAAAAATTGTAGGCATGAGTCCTGAAGATGTAATAGATGGCAATCTTTCAGGCAATTACTTAATAACAGCAGTGAAACATAGAATTACATCAGTAAATTATTTGATTCAAGTAGAATTTGTTAAGAATGGAATAGCTAGTGGAGATATGGGAGATGAAGAATGAAATTAAAAAATCATGGTAGGTTAAATACACCTGATTTTATATGGTGGATAGGTATAATTGAAAATAGAATTGATCCTTACAAACTAGGAAGGTATCAAGTAAGAGTAATGGGTTATCATACAGGTAATAAGGAAGTATTACCTACTGAGGACTTGCCTTGGGCAACACCATTAAATTCTGTTACAAATGCAGCGATGTCAGGAATAATGGAAAACCCTAATCTTGTGGAAGGATCAACAGTAGTAGGATTTTTTAGTGATGGGGAAGATGGACAAATGCCTATTATAATGGGTTCATTAGCAGGTATGCCTTACGAGGCTCCTGTTGAAGATGGCTTTGCAGATCCTAGAGGAATATATCCTAGAAGAATAGAAGAGGGAGCTGAGGACGAAGGTTTAAATGTATTAAATGAATCTGATTTATCTAGACTAGCAAGAGATAAAGATGCTGAAAAACATATTACATTAATCAATAAAAGAGAACAAAGAGAAACAGAAATAAGAACAGCAAAGGCACCGTCAGTATCAGAGGAAAACGGCGATGCTATATTAGATGATAAATCAGGTGCTGATTATGAAGGAGTAACATGGGACGAGCCACACCCAAGAGGAGCAGAAACATTAGAATATTTTGACCCACAAACTGATGAAGAGTATCAGGCAGGCCCAGACTTTGAAAAACACAATTCTGTTTATCCATTTAATAGAGTTAAAGAAACAGAATCAGGACATGTATTTGAAGTAGATGATACACCACAAAATGGAAGGATTCATGAGTATCATAATGCAGGCACATTTAGAGAAGTACAAAGAGACGGAACAACAGTAACAAAAATTGTTGGAGACAAATATGAGATAATAGCAGGTAGTGAAAATGTTGTTATAAGGGGTGCAGCAAATGTTACAATAGCAGGTGATTGTAAGATGCTAGTAAAGGGAAATAAATATGAGGAAATAGAAGGAGATCATTTTGTTTCAGTATATGGTGATCGTATTACAAAAATTAATGGTAATGATATACGATCAGTTATTTCAGACGTTACTGAACAAATAAATGGAAACAGAACAGTAAGAGTAACGGGAGATGATACTGAAACAGTTGAAGGCAACCAAAGAGAAACAGTTGGTAAGGAAAAATCAGTAACTGTTACAGGTAATTTATTACAAACTTATTCAGGAAATCATACTTCTAATGTAGCAGGATTTAGAATGGATGAGGTAATAGGAAATAGAACTATGGTAACAGGCGGTAATATACAATCAGGTGCTGGAGGAACAAGTTTATTCTCTTCTAAAGGAGACCAACATTTAAAAACAGAAGGGAATCAAAAGGTTGAAGTAATAGGAAGTATAACTGAAACAGCAGCTAGTGCAGATGAGGCATATACAGGAACACATAAAACAGCGGCAGCTACAGCAGATAAAGTATATAACGCAGGTGAGATTACAGTAGCTACTATAACACATACTCAACATACACATCAAACAACATCAATGGATACAGGTAATGGAGCTAACTCAGGTGCTAAGAATGCTTCTGATTCACCAAATAGCGGAACATAATAGGAGGACAATATGAGTTGCGGACCAGCAGAAAAAATGAGAGCAATGGCAGATGAGATAGATGCCTTAAATAAAAAAGCAGAAGATGCTGTAAACGCTGCTATAGGAGACAAACTAGGTGCGTTACAAGAGGAAGCTCAAGATAAAATTAATGGTATAATGTCTAAAGTAGAGGGTATGATACCTTCTATTGCTTTCCAAAAGCCTTCTACCAACAGTATAACTGACTTAGAAAACATTGCCAAACTTATTATGTTAGGTAAACTAGCAGAGCCTCAAGTTGAAGCAGCAATAGGTCAGTTTAAATCTGCATGGGGTGGAGACATAGACATAGACAACTTAGCAGATAGATTAAGAAAAGGGTCTTTAGCAATAGATGAAATTTGTAAAGCAATTCCAAATTTAGAAACTGATGGCGTACAAATTACAGCTAAAGGCACACCTACATCGTTTCCTGAGATAGATGCTGTTGCATTATTAAAGGGAGGAGACTTACCTGAATATAAAAAACCTAAATTAGAGTATGATATAACAAAACGAACAAAAGAGGCAACAGATTCTTTCCTAAAAGTTAAAATGCCTCGAATAAAAATAGGACCGGGACACCTATAATGGTATAAATACTAATATGGCAACTTTAAAGAAAAAAGTATCAAGGATATACAAAGATTTTGACATGGCTTTTAATGTCAACGCAACTACCGGCGACTTAATGAAAAAGTTAGATGACAATGCAGTTAAACAATCTATAAAGAACTTAATGTTGACAGAAAGATATGAGAGGCCTTTTCAACCTGAAATAGGATCAGGGCTTTATACAATGTTATTTGAACCAATGGATTTGCTAGTAGCACAGTCTATGAAAAAACAAATTCATAATATGATTACAAACTTTGAACCTAGGGTTGAAATAAGAGAAATACAAGTTACTCCTGATTATGACCAAAGCTATTATGGAATAACTATTAGGTATAAAATTAGAGGTGTAAATGAACCACAAGAACTGCAAACAAAATTAACAAGGTTAAGGTAAAGAAATGGCACAGTTAAACGTAACAGAATTAGATTTCGATCAAATCAAATCAAACTTAAAAGCATTTTTAAAATCTCAAACAGAATTTTCAGATTATAATTTTGAAGGTTCTTCTTTTGCAGTTTTAATAGATCTATTGGCATACAATACACATTATAATGGTGTGTTGGCAAGTATGTTAGCAAACGAATCATTTTTAGATTCAGCAGTTAAAAGAGAATCAGTAGCATCATTAGCAAAGGCAATAGGTTATACACCTAGATCTAATAGAAGTCCTACTGGAAAAGTAAATCTAACAATTACACCTGCATCAGGTTATACAAGCACAAACTTAACTTTACCTAGAGGCACAACTTTTACATCTTCATTAGATGGTGTTACATATCAATTTTATCCAAAAGAAGATATTACAGTATCTAAATCAGTAGTAGACAATGTTGGTGTTTTTGTTTTTAATGACTTAGAACTTAAAGAAGGAATAAGAGTAACAAACCAATTTACAGTAGAAACAGCAAGTCCACAAGGACCTTATGTTATCCCTAATAAAAGAATAGACACATCGACTATTAGAGTAAGAGTACAAACATCATTATCAGATACAACACTAACAACTTGGAATGTAGTAGACAAATTTTTAGATATAAAAAGTGATACAAAGGCATGGTGGTTAGAAGAGGGAGCAGATGGTTTATACCAACTAAGATTTGGTGATGGTGTAATAGGACAAAAATTAACTGTAGATAATGTAATTATTATTGATTATATCGCTACAAAAGGAGACGATGCTAATGGTTGTAAAACTTGGTCAATAAGTTCTACAGTAACAGGATCAGGCGAAACGGCTTCACTAACTACGGTTGCTAATGCGTCATCGGGAGCAGCAAAGGAATCTATAGATAGTATTAGATTTAATGCACCAAGAGTTAATGCTACAAGAGATAGAGCAGTAACATCAAAGGATTACCAATCATTAATTTTAGCAAGCAATCCAAACATACAATCGGTTGCAGTATGGGGTGGAGAGAAAAATGACCCACCTATATATGGTAAAGTGTTTATATCACTTAATCCTGTATCAGGATATACAATAACAACACAAGACCAGGATAATATTTTAAACTCAATTATTAATCCTAAAACACCAGTAGCGATTCAACCTGAATTTGTAGATCCGGAATTTGTTTATATAGGATTAAAAATTAACGCAACATATGATCCTAAGGTTACAACATTATCTCAAGGACAAATTAAATCTGCTATAAATGCTTCTGTTAATGAATATTTTGATCTAAACTTAAATAAACTTAATAAAAGTTTTTATATTTCTAGAATACATGATCTAATAGTTTCAGATTCATCTTCAGTTATATCAGTTAATATAGAACCTTATTTACAGAAAAGAATAGACCTTACTTTAAATTCTCCTTTTGCTTACGAGGCAAAATTTAATTCTAAAGTACAACCAAGAGAATTAAAGAGTTCATACTTTGATGTAGAACTAGCAGAAAATACACATAAGGTTTATTTAAGTGATACACCAGCATCAACAGTAGTTGCACCTAATTATAGTGGAACAGGTATAGTTAATTTTATAAAAACAGATGGAACAATAGTAGGCGAAGCAGGAACAATCGATTATGATTCTGGCACAGTTTCATTAAATTCAATGACAATTAAATCATTATACGGCACAGACAAAAAATTAAAAGTAAGAATTAAACCACATGATTCATATAAGGATATCACAACTGATGCTCTTATACGAACATCGGACACATCAACAGCAGCAGTAGTAGCAAAACCATCTAGAAATACAGTATTAACTTTAGATGATAGCGCAGCAAGTTCAACAACTAATACTGATGTTGGTGTTGATATTACAGTAACACCTGAAGTAGAAGAGGTCTAATGACTGATTACATACCAGCTTTTTATAGATATGTTTCATCTATAACAATAACAGCAGCAGGCTCTGGTTACACTTCCTCACCTACAATTTCAATAACAGGTGGCGGTGGCACAGGAGCAACAGCAACTGCTAGTATTTCAACGTCTGGTACAATATCATCAATTACAATTACTAATAAAGGAACTGGTTATACAAGTGTTCCTACAGTAACAATATCTGGTGGCGGTGGCACAGGAGCAACAGGAGCAGCAGTATTAGATGCTGCACAAGGCAACATTACAGAAGAAACACATAAAACATCTTGGACAGTAGAAGAACAATTCCCTTCTTATATTAAAGATAATCATCCTAACTTCGTAACTTTTGTTAAAAAATATTATGAATTTATGGATCAAACAGGGAAACAAAGTGATTCAATAGCAAACTTTAATGAAACAGATATTGATTACGCACAAGAAAGCTTTTTAGAAAAGTGGAGATTAGTACTAGCAAGAGACTTTCCTAAAAATATAAAAGCAGACAAATCCTTTTTCTATAAAAGAGCCAAAGACCTTTATGAATCTAAAGGAACAAAAAGATCAATAGAAACATTCTTTAGAGTATTATATAACGAAAATGTTGAAGTTACATATCCAGGTAAGTATGTATTAAGAACATCTGATGGTATTTGGAGTAAAGAACAAGCAATTAAAATACAAGAAGCTGAACATCGAGGCGCAAAGGAACCTTTAACATTAGAAGGTAAAAACATTGACCTTAGATATTATGAAACAGGTGCTTCAAGTCAGGTTACAATTTTAAAAACATTAAACGCAAGTGTTGCAAGAGTAGAAAAAAACACATATCAAACAAATGGTTTGACATTACAAAGATATGAATTGGTTCTAAAATTTCCAGATGGAGAAATTACAGAATCAGAAGTTCATGGACCAGGAGCAGGAGCTGTTGGTACTGTTACAGTAGCTAGTGGAGCAGTAACAGCAGTAACAGTAACTAATGGTGGTTATCAATATAACGCAGCACCGGTTGTTAAATTTTATGGAGATGGCACAGGAGCAGTAGGACACGCATTAGTAGACGGCAGTGGAAATATTTCAAGTGTCGTAGTAACAGCAGGTGGTTCAGGATACACCACATGTAAAGTAGAATTTGAAACAGATACTTTAAAATCATTTGTTATTGATGATGGCGATACAGATGCAGAGGCAAACATATATGGTCATTTAACAAGAGTATTACAGACAGTAGGATCAGGAACATATTCAGGATCTAAAACAGATGCAGGATTTAGAATAGATCAGATTTATAGAATTAATGAATCTGGAGATGATGGTAGGGGTTATGCTGTATCAGGTTACTTTGCAGAAGACTACACATTCATAGGTGGTCAGAATAATGCTTATGTTAGAGTTACATCAATAGGTGCAAACGGAAATGCTACAACAGGTGTTCCGTTATCATTTACAGTTATTAACCCAGGCTCTAACTTCTTTGAAAACAATGCAACAATAACACTTGTATCTCCAACAGGAGAGAGTGTTTCTGTAACATTAACATCAGGTTACTTATTTGAATATGAAGGTAAGTGGAAAGATGACAGAGGCAAGATATCTGACGTTAATGTTATACAAGACAATAATAGATATCAACCATATTCATATATTATTAAATCAGGTATTGAGCAAACAGAGTGGGGTAGAAGAATAAAAGATACTTTACACCCAGCTGGTATGGCAGTATTTGGTGATTTAATAATTAGAAGTGATATAGAATTTAATACAGAAATTTCTGTTACTACAACAGGAACGATATTCTGGAAATTTATTTCTACAACAGAAGTTACAACTTCCGAAGTAGTAGTAAAATCATTTAGTCTAGTTAAAACTGACACAGGTACAGTAGCAGATGTTATTGCTAAACATGTTGTTCCGGCAACTAAATCTGAATCAGTATTAGCAACAGACCAACAATCCGATCCTTATGTTGTACTAGGCGACGGTGGTACACCGAACTCAGCATATTGGAACGACTCATCTGATGGAAATGACGCAGATAACTACAATGTAGGTAATCCAGCGTTTGAATGGACATTAGGTAAAAACGTGAGCGAGAATCCAACCGTTAGTGATAGCTTCACTAGGGTTGCAAATTTTGTTCGTTCATTCAGCGATTCAGCAACAACAAGCGATACAATCACCTTAGGATTTCCTAAAGAATTTGCACATGCAACTTCAGGAGCGACAGATAGTTTAGTATTAGCAGTAAGTAAAGCCTTAACTGAAAGTGTAACGGCAACAGATGCTGTAAATAGTTTATCAGTTGGTAAAAATATTGCTGAATCAAATAGCGCAACAGATGTCATTACAAGTATAAATACAAGTAAGGCATTAACAGATACAGGAACAACCTCAGAATCTGCAGCCAAAGCATTAACAAAACCAGCAATTGCTGACACTGCTACTGCTACAGA